TTGTGCGGCGTTGAAAGAAATCAAGCCAGATATTTTTGCAAATGGTGGTGACAGAACCGGTGATAATATTCCTGAAGTTAAAGTGTGCGAGGAGTTAGGAATAGAGATGGTGTTTAATGTAGGCGGCGGAAAAATAGCTTCAAGTTCAGAGTTGGTTGAAAAACAAAAAAATAATCTTGATTATGAAACTGGGATGTTTTGTATAAAATGTGGCGGTAAAAACGGGAGCCATTATCCCGAATGTCCTTTTTATGCTGAATTTATATAAAGGAGAATAATATGGAATTTACTATACCGGTAGAAGACTTGCAGTCTATAATTTCTCGTTTAACTACTGTAGTTAGACCAAACGAGGACGATATTAGAAGTATGATCATGATTGAATCGGAGGGTGAGGATGTTAAATTTAAGGTAACCGATGGCGGAGTGCATTTAGTAATCACCAATGATAAATGTGAGGTTATCAAACCAGGCAAGGTATTGATAAAACTCAACTCTATTAAAGGGTATATTTCTAAATTTATTCCTTTAATGGATAATTATGGAACAAAAGACTTTCGTTTTATAGTGAACGGTCCTGAATGCGTTATAAAAGCTAAAACTTATTTTCAATCAGGCAGGCCATCATACAGGACTTTGAAAGTAGATTGCTTTAAAGCCGAATACTCACCAATTAAGCCCTTTGATGAGGCGCAACTTATTATTAATAGCAGTATTTTAAAACGCGGTATGAATAAAGTTATGCATTGCATTAATCCTGGAGAAGTAAGACGCTCAATGACCGGAGTTAAGGTACTAATAAAAGAAGATGGTATAGTATTTACAGGTACTAATGGAGTTAAACTTGCAGAATTTGAATTTGCTATTAATGCAGATATAGAAAAATCTTCTTACATCTTTACTTATAATTTTGCTTCTGTTCTGAGGTCTGTTTTGGACGATGACGCTCAAGTATTTATGAAAATAGAAGGTAGAAATGTTTATGTGAAATCTAATGATACATACATAGTTGGTGGATTAATTATTAATGAAAGTTATCCTAATTATAAACCTATGTTTGATTTGGAAAAAGTCATTACATTTCCAAGGGTTGATTTTGTGGATACCGTTCATACGGTTCTGGATGTATTAGACCCAGAAGATAATAATCGACTGACTATTAAATTTATCGGAGACAAACTGTTTATAAATAATGATACTGTTGAAGTAACCCAAGATTTTTCTACCTCCTTCGAAAATGACTTTGATATTGATATCAATGGGGAATATCTAGATTCGATTTTAAAGGACTTTTCAAGTGAGAGGTTGGAATTACATTATACAGAGGGAGTTAGTTACATAGTATTCAAGTCTCCCGATAATGATAAGCACTCAGCATTATTAACTATAGTTAAAAGGCGGTAACATGAAGCAAGACCAACAAGATTTATTTAGTGAAGGTAAATCCGTGGAAGAAGCCCAACTAGACATCGCTATAAAAATAGTTGAAAAAGCTGGTTATAGAGTTGTGCGTGACGCTGAGGAAGCTAAAAAAATAGCAATAGAATCTGGTTATCAAGTTACAGAACCTATTCTGGTGAATGATAAGGTAATAACTTTAAAAGACTTACGCAATTATTTTTTTATGCGCCTGTGGAATAAATATCCAGATAGAAATAGATATTATGTAGATAATATTAAAAATGAGTTTCGATTAATGAGATTGTTTGTTGAGTCCCGCGAGGAAAAAGGATTAAATAGATTTAATGCGATTCAGCAATGCGTAGCGATTATTGATACTATCTTTGATCATGAAAAAGAATTCAATTTTAAAAACCCTATTGATATAAGGGTAATAGGTCAAGCAAAAGCGAGCTGGATAACTGAAAAAGCGCTTCAAATAATAAATAATACTCTGCTTAAAGAGAAAGAAAATGAAGCTAATCGTAAAATAGAAGAGATGGAAGATAATAAAGAGATAGATTTACTAAAAAAATCAGAAGAACTAAGTGAGTTATTAGCTAAAATGGAGGCAAATAATGGCTAAAAAGAAAGATACTGTAGAGTCTGCGAAGAAAAGTGCTTTGGAATTAACCAAACAGGCTATCATTAAAAAGTATGGTGAGGGAGTGGTAAGTTATCTAGGTGATCATGAAGATTTAAAAATAGATGCTATTTCTACTGGATGTTTAGCACTTGACTCTGCCTTGGGCGTTGGTGGATTTGCTCGAGGTCGGCTATATGAAGTGTACGGTCCTAACAGCAGTGGTAAATCCACACTTGCTTTGAGTGTTTGTATGCAGGCACTAATGAGGAATATGGAAGTAGTGTATATTGATGCGGAACATTCGTTAGACCCTAAACTTGTCAGAAATATGGGTAAAGAAGTCGGAGTTAATCCGGATAGAATATGCTTAATACAAGCATTCACGGGAGATGATAATTTAGAATGCGCTGAAAAATTGATGAAGACCGGAGAAGTGGATGTATGTGTTGTTGATAGTGTGTCGGCATTATTGCCCAAAAACATGGCGGAAGGTGAAATTAGTGATAATTACATCGGATTACTAGCACGTCTTATGAGTAAAGCGTGTTTAAAACTTACGCCAATATCAAACAGAACGAATACGCTTCTTATATTTATTAATCAAATTAGACATAACATAGGTAAATGGGGGGATGATAGAACTCCTACGGGAGGCGAAGCTCTTTCTTTCTATGCTACCGGGCGTGTACAGGTTGAAGGCGGCGAGTCTAAGTCTTCTCGTATAATAGATGAGGAAGGACTTGTCATAGGACATAAGAGTGCTTTTCAGGTAGTTAAAAACAAACTTGCAGCTCCTTGGAGAAAAGCTAAAATAAACCTCATTTATGGACGTGGGTATGATTTCATTAGCGAAGTAGTTAATTTAAGCATTGATTTAGGTATTATAGAACAGTCTGGTGTGTGGTTTAGGTATAATGAAGAAAAGTATCAAGGAAAAGATAATTTAGTCTCTATATTTAGAGAAGATGTTGAAGCATACCAAAAATTAAGAATGCAAGTAACAGAAATGTTGGGGTTAAAACATGAGTAAACTTGCAGATGAAACCTACGATTTTTTAAAAGAAATATTTCCTCATAATATCATACTTAAAGAACACTATGTACGATATCAAAACACTAGACTATTTTTTGATTTTTACATAAAAGATTTGGGCATTTTATTTGAAGTACAGGGCCGTCAACATGATGAATTTGTAAAGCATTTTCATAATGATAGGGAGACTTTTTTAGGTGCTAAAAGACGGGATAATTTAAAAAAAGAATATTGTGGAAAAAAAGACTTAGTTTTAGTAGAAATACGAAGTAAAAAAGAATTATGTAAAAATGAATTGTTAAAGAGGCTTTTAATAAAGATGGTTAATAGGGGTGCGCAATGACTGAAATAATAATTCCCGGTCAGAAAGATCCACATGACGTTGATGTAGATAAGGATTGTCCCGATTTTATTCCATTAAAAGACGGAACAATACACGGGGACCAAAAGTACTGTGAGCTATCATTTAGCTGTAAACAAATAGGTATGCTTGGTCAGTGGGTAGAGATAAGAGATGAAAATGGTAATCTTACTGTTCGGGACTATCTTTGTACAGGCAAAAAACCTCGGTGGGAGGAAAGATCCGAGGATTCAAAAGCAACATAAGAGGGCGCTATGGATGATATAAATACATATTTAAACACACGTTCAGCGGAATTAATGGTATATAAAATACCTAGAAATGAAACATTGATGGATGAGATATTTAAGTTTGACCCGCGAAATTTAGAGGATGTCTCCGGTGCTGATATTAGTAGATATACTATAGGTTTGTCTCAATTTTTAATTTATTTTACTTCCCAAGTTAATAAATCGAGAGTAAAATTGTTGCAAAAAAACAGAGTAGTTGATATTTATGTTGCTCAATCTGATATAAAAGGACGTACTAAAGCAGAGACGCGCCAAAAAGTTATAGAAGCAACCGCCGAGCTTGCACAAATAAGTATGGATATAGAAGCTCTTGAAGCAGAACTTAAGATGACAGAAAATCTAGAAAAGTATTACGTTGAGTTGATTAATAGTTTTAAGCGTGAGCTAACGCGTCGTGAGCATGAAATGAACTTTAGTAGGGATGGGAGAAGATTATAATGATAGAAAAAACTAAAGAAATTTTCTGTCAAGCAGTTTATGAAAGAGCATTAATTTCTTACTGCTTTGAATCTATAGATAACTATTATACAATAGCCGCTACTGTTTCTGACCAAGATTTTTTACGCCCAGAACACAGATTATTGTGGATAATAATGGGGTCGTTGATTAAAAGAAATGTGTCAAAATTTGATGGCGCGCTGATAATGAATGAAGCTAAAATTAATGGTGTGCTTAAAGACGTAGGTGGGTATGAATATATAAATGCCATAATAGGCATGGATTTAGCTGATATTAACATAGAATATTATATAGCAAAAGTGGTGGATGCAAGCACAAAATTCCAACTTTATATGAAGTTGCAATCTGGAATAACGGATATAAATAAAAGTGCTACTGATGAGGATGTTACTGCCTCTGATCTGATTAGCGCGGTCGGTAAAGATGTTATGAATTTGTCGTTGAAATCCAAGGCGGTTAGAGAAGCGACTAATTTAGCGGATGGGTTGGATGAATACATAGAAGAGCGGCGCGAAAATCCAGTAGAGTACTGTGGTATCAGTTCAGGGTTTGACATTCTTGACAAGCGTATTGATGGGTTAGTACCAGGGACTTTAACGGTTGTATGTGCGAGACCTAAACAAGGTAAAAGTACCTTCTTATGTAATATAGGATCGCATGTGGCTTATAGACTTTTGAAACCGGTTCTATACGTTGATACTGAAATGCCTTTTGATCAGTGGCGTAGCAGAATGCTGTCGATGCTATCTGGAGTTCCTGAGCGAAGGATAAAACATGGTGGATACACTGAGCAGGAAGATTTTAACATTAGACAAGCAGTTGAATTGGTAAAAAAAGGCAAGTTTTTTCACGAGTTCATGCCCGGTTATAGTATAGAAAAACTGACAGCGATTTATAATAAGTACAAATATATCGAAGGGATAGAGTTGGCTATATTCGATTATATAAAAGAACCCCCTGGCGGTGATAAACTTAGAAAAGAATATCAATTACTAGGTGATGTCACTACAGCACTTAAAGACGCAGCAGGCGAATTGCAAATACCTTTTGTTTGCGCAAATCAACTTAACAGACAAAAAGATATTGCTGATAGTGATAGAGTGTTGCGATATGCTGACGTGCTCATGTTTCTTAAATCTAAAGAACTTGAAGAAATAGAGCGGGGTGGTATACAAGCGGGCGGCCATAAATTAGTGATTACTGATAGCCGTAGAGGTGGTACTACCCCAGAAGAAGGCATTAGTTTGGAATTTATAAAAAGAACATTGCAAATGAATGAAGCTAAAGTTCAGTTGATTGATTATGATAGTAAAGAGTATAAGGAAAAAGAGGAAATGACATATGACGCAGACTCGAATGAGTCCGACAAACAACCAGAACAATTCTAAAGAAGAGCAGCGAATTAGAATAAATCGGTTGAAGGAAGCTATAGATGCAGAACAACTATTAGGGCTTTTAGGGTTTGATATTTCTAGAAGTACTTCTACTGAAGTTCGTGCAGCATGTAGAATACATAGTGGAAGCAATAGAAGCTCCTTTCGTATGAATAAACAGACCAAGAATTGGGTTTGTTTTTCACAATCTTGTCAAGAAACTATTGGTTATGATGTGATAAGTTTGGTAAAGCACATGCTTAATTTATCTTTTCCCGACGCTGTCAAATATTTAGAAAATTTAACTGGGGTAAATATTCATGATGAAGCGGCTTATGTGGAATATAAACGATCTAAAGATAGAAGAGAATTTATACAGCAGATGAAAGATAACCGACAAGTGCCTCTCGCATTGGTGAATGAAGATTATTTGACAAGTTTTAGAAAATTTAGATCCAACTATTTTACTAAAATAAAGAATGGTGGCTTTCCTACAGAAGTATTGGATGAATTCGAAATAGGCGGCGGATATGTGGATAAATACGGGTTTCAAAGAGACGTCATACCTATACGTGATGAGCACGGGGTACTTAAAGCTTATAGTTGTAGGGATATAACAGGAAAAGCAGACGAAGCTTTTAAATATTTGTTGACCAAGGACTTTGATAAAAATAAAGTTCTTTATAATTTGAATAAAGCCAAGGACTATATGGGTAAATCCAGATCATTAATAGTTGTTGAAGGATTTAAATCTGTTTGGAAAATGGCTATGGCTGGTTATAAAAACGTGGTGTCTTGTATTGGAAGCAGTATAACTCCTGGGCAGCAAAGTTTGTTGTATAGTTATGCGTTCGAAGTCATTTTGTTTTTAGATGGTGACGCCGCGGGAGTAAAGGGAACTGCGAAAGCACTAAATGATATGAAAGGTAAAATAAAAATAATACCTATATTTTTTCCCTATGAAGATAAAGATCCTGGAGATTTAAATATAGAAGAATTTCAAGAGTTTAATAATATTTTTAGGAGGGCGTAAATGAGTAAGCCAAAAGAACAAAAAATTACATTTAAAGATGCAGTTGGTACACCTACTGTAATGATGTTACCTGCAAGAAATTATAAATTTAAAGTGAGCGATAAAGACTATAGTGTAACTATTCCTAGACACGGTAAGTATGCTGATTTGGATAATCAGATGTTTAGCGAAGAGGATGGTGAGTTTAATTTGATGCAATACTCAAGGAAAGATAAGGCTCATATAATTTATTTGCCCACATTAACAAAAGTTTTATTTGCTACGTCGCAATATCCAGATCTAGAAAATACACAGGCTTTTACACCTATTGCCTTGATTATTAAGAAAGATACTGTAGATATAATAGGAAATCTTATCGAAATGGTGAAGGAGGATTAAAATGACGAGAACATGGAATAATAAAGAAGTAAATGAATATTTAGACGGAGAAGGTATAGGTTATGCTATACTACATGGTTTAAGTGCTAAATATTTAGAAGACGAGAAACTAGCTGTTCTGTGGAAAGATGCTGAAGAAGCCCTGTTGAAGGTAGAAAGATATCTTGAAAGATATTAATATATAAAGGAGAATTAAAATGATTTGTCCAAGTTGTAAGAAAGCGGAAATTATTAGTTTGTATATAGATTCAATGGAATGCACTGACTGTGGCGCTACTGTAAACATAGAGTATTGCTTTTGCCCAACTTGCCGGTATTCTTTTCGTTTGAATAATGGTGAGTTTTTGGATGAAATGCAGATGACTACTGATGCATTAGATGAAGTTGTAGAGAATCTTGAAGAATTGCTAGAGGAATTTGATGAACCTCTGGAGATGTCGTGGTCAGATACGTCTTTAAGATCCATGTTAGATTTAGTAAATCCCTGTGTTAGGTGCGGAAGTTCAGTAACTATACACAATGACCGCTCTGGTGAGTACGAATGTTTAGACTGTGGGTTTAAATGGGAGATACTCAAAAATGAGTAAGATATTATCGTTTGATGTATCATCTGTGTCTACTGGTTGGGCGTTTTTACGCAAAGGGAAATTGATAGGCTTTGGTACTATTCAGCCTCATAAAGGGTATACTTTACAAGAAAAGTTGTATTGGTTTAAAAACAGTATTAATGCTCTATTAAAAATTTACGCTCCTGACCGTGTCATAGTTGAGGAAACTTATTTAAAAAATGTTACGACATTAAAAACATTAATGCAGTTTATCACGATAGTAAATTTAGAATGTTTTGAAGTATTGGATGAAGAACCCAGATTTATTAGTCCACAAACAGTAAGAAGTTATTATAAATTAAAAGATAAAAAAGAAGTATTCGATTACGTTAAAAATAAATATAAAATAAAACTGAAGAACTACACATTTGAAACTGGTAATGATATAACAGATTCCATATTAATGGGGTTGTATTGGTACAATGTGTCGTTAGAGGATGGAGAATAAAATGACAGATAAGAAAAAAGTTATATTAATGTCAGCAACTAGAATGAGTATGTATTTACAATGCAAATGGAAATATTATTGTAATTACGTACTGCATTTACCGCGTAAGCCTAATGCATCGTTTAAGTTAGGTATAGCTGTCCATGAATCCTTGGCTTTGGCGGGGGAAATATGGAAAAAACATGAAAAATTTACGGCGGAAGATATAGAAAGAATAAAAGATCTGTACAATAAAGTAGCAGCTCGAGAAGGATTAGCAGACACCAACGTCTATCATGAAGGATTGGCTATGGTAATGAGCAGGGTTAGTAACTTTGCTAATGGTAAAATTTTAACGATTGAAGATAGATTTAGAGTGACGACAGATGAGGGCGTTATACTCATAGGTGCTATGGATAAAGTCGAGGAACTAAGCGAGGATACTATTTTAGTAGAGGATTATAAAACTTCTAAATATTTTGAGACTGCATCAGAACTAAAGGCAGATATTCAGCTCTCAGTATATGATGTTGTGGCAAGTATTAAATATCCAAACTATAGACGGATAATTTTATCTTTGGATTATTTACGCGGTGATCCTGTTTATACTTATCGCACAGTTGAAGAGCGCGAGGGCTTTATGAATTATATGCTTGCTATTTATGCGGAAATGTTGAAACTTAAGAAAGAAAAATGTGTTCCAACATTGAATGATATGTGTAATTGGTGTGATTTTACCGATAATTGCACAGCATACCAAGAAGCTTTGGTAGGTAAATCATTTATCAAAAAAAAGCCGGAGGATTACACCCACGAAGAATTGGTAAAAGATTACCTTGACATTAAAAGTAGGAAAAGAATAATTGATAGTAGAGAAAAACAGCTCAAATCTTATATTTTAGATAAAATAAGGTCAGACGAAGAGGATATAATAGGCCAGGGTAAAAAATTATATATCAGGCAGAATGCATCTGTTTCATACGATCCAAAAAGTGTTTTTGAAGCAATGCCTTTAGATGAATTTCTTAATACGGTAAAAATATCTAAACGCGTAGTGGATGAATTTTTAATTAAACACCCGGCTGCGAAGGTTAAAATTATGGAGACAGCTGAAAAAAGTTATACATCGCCGTTTTTGGCGTATAAAAATGTGAAGTAAAGGAGAAGGGTATGCCAAAAAATAAAGTACGAAAAAAATCCCAATCTAAAAAAATAAATAAGCCGAAAAACGTTGTTAGAGATGAAAAAATAAAAGTACTCGCTTACTGTGATGCTCCAACTTGTGCTACAGGATTTGGTACAGTTTCACGAAATGTGTTTGAAGGATTATATAAAACAGGTAGATACGATATAGATGTTCTTGGTATCAATTATTGGGGAGACCCGCATGAGTTTCCATATAGAATTTGGCCTACAGGAACTAATGCACAGAAAGATCCATATGGGAGACAAAAAGTTTTAAACATGATTCCTAAAATGGATTTTGATATTTTATTTTTGTTACAAGATAGTTTTATTATGGAGTTTATACCAAAACTTATGGATCATTTAAGAAAGCATAGGGCTAAACCTTTTAAATCTATTGTGTATTATCCAGTAGATTCTATAGTAAAACAACCGTGGGCGAATAATATTGCTCCCAGTGATTATTTAGTTGCTTATTCTGAATTTGGTAAGACTGAAACATTAAAACGTATTAATAGACCGGATATTGAAGTTATTCCACATGGAGTTAATGCTGCTGAATATCATCCATTACCAGAATCAGAGGTACTGGCGTTCAAAAAGCAATATTTTGGGGCATTTGCGGATCATTTTATTATAACTAATGTGAATAGAAATCAACAGCGCAAAGACATACCTAGAACTATTATGGCTTTTAAGGAGTTTAGAAAAATAGTTCCTAAGTCGATTCTCTATCTTCATATGGCTATAAAAGATCAGGGATGGGATTTAGCGGAAGTTTGTAAAAGCTATGAGTTGGATATTACCAAAGACGTTATTTTCCCCAAGAATTTTGGGCCTAATCAAGGATATCCTAGGCATGTTCTCAACCTATTATACAACTGTAGTGACGTTGTTCTAAGTACGACTCTTGGCGAGGGGTTTGGATTGGCGTGGATGGAAGCTATGGGGACTAGGACTCCGGTAATAATGCCTGCTAACACTATGTTGCCTGAATTTATTACTGAAGATACCGGTTGGTTATGTAAAAGCGGGTCCAATCCAAGTTTATGGACTACAATTCAGTTTGATAATGAAGTTCCACGCCCTTTGGTTGATGTTGAAGATCTTATTAAACTTCTAGTGGAGATTCATAATAACCCCGGTGAAGCTAAACGTCGGGCAGAAAATGCTTATAGATGGGTTAATGCTAAAATGGATTGGCAGAGAAGTATAGCGCCCATGTGGATTAAATTGTTCGATAAAGCTTGGGGATCTATGCAAGATGGTGGGAAGAGTGAAGGATCTATGGATAGTATAACAGTAAATCTAGGTAAAAATAAAGTTATAGACTCGGAGGAATTCTAATGGACATTAAAGGCATAAAATATATAGGGCCTATATTCGATGCTTCCGGGTATGGCCAAGCGGCCAGGGGATATGTGTTAGCATTACACAGATTAGGAATTCCAATCACCCTGAAGCCGATTTCTTTTGAAAAAGATTTACCTGATTTGGGGCAAAACGGCCTTATTTTGAGAAGATTGATTAATAAAAAGATTGATTATAATATAGTTATTTTACACAGTACCCCAGAACATTGGGCAAATCTAAGAGAGCCGACTAAATTTAATGTTGGTTACTGTGTTTGGGAAACCGATAAGCTACACCCAGATTGGATAGTTCATATTAATGATAATGTAGAAGCTTGTATGGTTTCTTGCGAGTGGAGTGCAGAAGTATATAAGAAATCGGGTATAACTGTTCCAGTGTTTAGTGTACCTCACGGTATTGATATAGAAGAATTTAAAGATATAGATCCTTATGATATTAAAGGAGTAAAGCCAACAGCTTATAAGTTCTATTCTATTTTTCAATTTATTGAGCGAAAACACCCGACAGCTTTACTTAAATCATATTGGAATGCTTTCCAAAAAAATGAAGATGTTGCTTTGATTTTGAAGACCTATCGATATGGATTTTCTGACCAAGAAAAAAATCTTATTCGAGAAACTATTAGAAGATTAAAAGCAGTGATGCCGATGGATAATTATCCACCCTTATATTTAATAGGGAATATGCTTAGTAGAGAACAGGTGTTGGGGTTACATAGATCGGGCGATTGTTGTATTAGTTTAGATCGTGGAGAAGGTTTTGGATTAGTTCCTTTTGAAGCCGGTGCGTGTGGAAATCCTATAATAGTAACAGGTCTTGCCGGGGTAACAGAATATGCCAAGCCAGAGCATAGTTATCTAGTAAATTACACTATGACGCCAGTGTTTGGTATGCCTCAATCACCATGGTATAGAGGAGAGCAAATGTGGGCTGAGCCAGATTTACAAAATGCTGTTCAGATTATGAGGCATGTTTATGAAAATCAAACAGAAGCTGCTAATAAAGGCAGAATGTTAAAAGAATATATAAGTAATAATTTAAGTTGGGATAAAATGGGTATGAGAATGACGGAGGTTATTAAATCTTTGTGAAAGTTTCTTTAAACATAGGTTGCGGAGATCAAATTTTAAAAGATATATCTGGTTTTAAGTGTATAAACATTGATATAAGACCTTTAGATGGTGTGGATATTATCTGTGATGTCAAACGACTTCCTTTTTCGGATGATTGCTTTGAAAGAATTTTAGCGTCAGATATTATTGAACATTTTCCTTTGTCTGAAACTGAAAAGTTATTAAAAGAATGGGCAAGAGTATTAAAACCATCCGGACATATAAAATTTAGAACACCTAGTTTAAAGTGGGTAGCCCGGCATTATTTAGCCACTGGAGATGCCAAATTTGTATCATGGCATATATTCGGTGGTCAGGATTATGATACTAATTTCCATTATGTAATTTTTGATAATGTTTGGTTAAGCAGTTTATGTAGTAAATTTGGACTTGAAACTATAGATTATAAAGAAAACCATTCCAATTTTGAATTAGTGTTATCTAAAATTTAGGAGAATCAAAATGAAATATAATAAAATAGGTATTTATTATATACATTGGGAACAACACGATTTTATTTGGAGATCAATTGCTGCACAAGCTGATTTCGTTGATTATATATTTGTTCTGGATTCTAGTTTAGAGAAGAAAGAAATTAAAGTTTAAGTAGAACATACTCATAAATTTGGCAGCGGGTTCGAAAACCAATATGGATTAGGATTTTTTGAACAGGTAGAAGCTAGGAATTATGCTATGGATAAAGTATTTGATCGGTGTGATTTTATGTTCCCATGTGACAGTGATGAGTTTTTATCACCAGGAGCCTTTGTATGGGCACGTGAAGCGCAAGATGCTATTTTAAATATACCAGAACTTCAATGGAGAACTGAGACTGGTTATGTCATGTCTCCGCATAGGCATAATCGTGGTGGTAATAAAAGTACAGGCATAAAACATATCTATAACCCAAATACTAAGTGGTTGAACAAAGGAGGATTTCATAGAAGTAGACATGTAGTATTTAACTGGAATTCTGGTAAAGTGCAGGCTTTGAATGTACCATGGCATAATCATTTACATTATTTATATTGGCCTTCTGCACGTGTTACATTGAATAAAATAGAGCCCGGAGATCCTAATTTTTTATGCAATGGTATTTTTCCCAGCGTTTATTATGATTTTATTGAGGAACGAAAGAAAGATCCTACTTACGGTAAAAGAGAAGGGAGTTAATGTTATGAAATTTGCGTTAACCGGGGCCGGTGGATATGTGGCCCCTAGACATATGAAGGCTATAAAAGAAGTAGGCGGGGATTTAATTGTTGCACTAGACCCCAATGATTCTGTTGGTGTGTTGGATGCGTATTTCCCAAACTGTTCATTTTTTATAGACACAGAAAGATTTGACAGACATTTAGAAAAACTTTATTATAGTGATGAACAAATAAATTATTTATCTATATGTTCGCCTAATTATTTACACGATGCGCATTGCAGATTAGGCATGCGTGTAGGCGCTGATGTTATTTGTGAAAAGCCATTGGTAATTAACCCATGGAATCTGGATCAATTGAAAGAAGTAGAATATAGATTTGGCAAAAAAATTTACACTGTACTCCAGC